GGATGGCTTTGTGATGTTCAGTTTCAATCAAATTGACTTTGTCGGATATTATGCCTACAAGGACGACACCGATTTGTACGGAATCGACTTGTACCTAAATCGGGAAAAAGCCGGTCCGCAAACGATGGAGATATATTTCAAGACCAAAGAGAATTGGCTGAATATCCTGAAACTGCTTGACGACAATATGTAATGCCCGAACTGAACGAAGCACAGCAGATAGCGTACTATTCCAGCCACCACCTCGAAGCGGAAGAGATACACATGCTGACGGGCGTTGGAGTGGGTAAGACTTACTGGCTGGCGGTCGATTTGATTCCAGACCTATCCGTTCCGAATTCAAAGCACCTGATATGTTCGCCCACATTCGCCATGATGAAAACCGCAACTTTCAAAAAGGTTCAAGAGGCTTGGGAAGAGTGGGGACTTCGTGAGGGCGTGGACTATGTCGTGAATAAGCGGATGTCGGGCGTCAAACCATATTCGGGCATATCTTCGGACAAAGTAATTACATTCCGATGGGGGTCTTATGTCGTCCTGACCCACCTCGATAACTACAATGTCGTGAACGGGTCGGAATGGGACACAATCAGCATTGACGAGACCCGAGATGTGCGGAACTTCCAAGAAGCGTTGGACAAATGCAGAGCAAGAACGAGGGGGACAACTTTCAAGAAGTTAGGACTAAGACATCGCATCAAGACCGCCACAACACCGCCAGACAATGTCGCCTATTATCGGGAACTTGAAAGCCAAGCCAAGACGAGTCAGGGCAGGATTAAACTAATCCGAGCCGAGTCTTATGCGAATCAACACAACTTGCGACCCGGCTACATCGAGCAGTTAGAGCGAACATTAGACCCGAACTCATTCAAGCGAGAGGTGTTGGGCATGCTCGTTACCAAGCAAGAAACCGTCTGGGCGTATTGTTTCGAACACAAGAAGCATGTGGCAGATATTCAGGAAAGACCCGATTTGCCTATTTATGTATCAATGGACTTTAATGTTAGTCCAATGACCTGCATTTACGCACAGCACGACCCAAGCCGAAATAGAATCAGGATATTAGGCGAAGAACGAATCATGAACTCGGATGTGTACGAACTATGCGAACGCATCCGCACCAGATACCCCGATACTGCTCGTCTCATCCTAACCGGTGACGCATCAGGAAGAAACCGCTCAGCCACGATGAAAGGCGTAACGAACTGGAAAGCGGTCAAGGGTGCGTTAAAACTATCGGACGCCCAGATACGCCTGCTCTCGTCCAACCCCGACAGCAAAGACACCATTGTACTGATAAATTCGATGCTATCCAAGCACCCCGACCTTGTCATTAACCGAGCGTGTAAATACCTTGTCGAGGATTGCGAAATGATGCAAAGGGGAGACGATGGGAAGAAAATCGCCCCAACCAATATGCACGGACACTTGTTCGATTGTTTTATTTACTACCTCTGGACATTCCACCGTTCATTTTTGGATAGGTTCGCAAAATCGGGTAACTTTGCCAGCGTATGAGCAACTTAAAACCAATTTACACTGACGCATCAGGCATCGAGTGGCGGACATTCGAGACTTGGGGCGACATTCCAGCGAATCGGGTAATCCCTGCCGACCTTGCCGTTCGCAGGGCGTCTATGGGACTAACCCCCGACCGACTCGTTAAAGCGTTCAAGGAGATTAAAGACGACCTGAACAGGGGCGATATTGTCGGAGGCTTCTCCAAGTTCGACCAACTCGAAAGACGCATCAATGACATTCCGGACGAGTTGCTTCTTCAAGACTTGGCTTGCGTCTTTGTCGTCCATCCCGATGAAGACCCGATGGAATTCGACCCGAAGATGCAACGGGTAAAACTCGAACTATGGGCAAAAGATGAAGATGCACGGTTTTTTTTTATTCAGTTGGGAGTACGCTATACAATGGACTTATCGGACATCTCCGACGCTTATATCCGTTCGCTTATCCTTCAAAGGAGTTTGATGGAGTCGAGCGACCCAAGCACGAGTATCTTTCCCTTAGCAGAAACTGGGCTGACGAGTTCTCAACTTTCGTGACCGAGGTAAATCTAATGCACCGAATGCTTTGTAACGGCTCGCTAACCGAAATTAAAATGCTCGAAAAGATGGGAATCGAGGAGTACGCCAGCACTATCAACGCATGGAAGTACGAACTGCATTTGAAACAAAAAAGCGTCAAAGTATGATAGTTCTTGTCTTTTTAATTGGCGTCATTTGTGGTATTGCATTAAGGGAATCTGTAAAGGATTAATATGGGAATAGGACGCAAATTAAGGAGAGGCACGATTCGCCCTGTTGTGGATGAAAACGGGAATGTGCTGTTTTTTATCGACAAAAAAGGGAGGCGAGTCAATCCGCTGAATTTAATTTAAGCCGATTTTTTTCGTATCTTTGCCCTGACCGCCCGGTCATTAGGCATCACGCCATACAAAGGATAATAATCGAATTGATATGGCTCAAAATATAATATTCCGTGTAGTTGCCGACACTCAGCCAGCAGTGGATGGGATGAATAAACTCGGCAACGCTACCAACAACACCAAAAAAGATGTTAGCCAATTAGACCAAGCACTTGGCAAAATCGGTACGATGGTCGCTGGTGCGTTTGCCATTGATAAGATAGTTGAGTTTGGCAAAGCGGTATTAAAAGCCACTGCTGAGATGCAGAACTTGGAGGTCAGAATGAAAGACCTCGCAGGGTCAAATGACGAGGCTGTAAAAACCTTTGGCGACCTCAAGCAAATGGCAAACGATTTGGGGTTGTCATACAAGTCGCTTACTACTAATTATATTCAATTTACCAGTGCTGCAAAGGCATCTGGCATGGAAGTCGATAAGGCGTCAAGGATATTCAAATCGATGACCATTGCACTGGCTGGTACGGGAGCGAGTTCAGAGCAGACCAAGAATGCAATGACCGCACTTACTCAAATGATTGGGAAACAGAAGATTAGTGCCGAAGAATTGCGACAACAACTTGGGGACGCCATGCCGTCCGCATTTGGTATCATGGCTAAAGCATTAGGGGTAACAACTAAGGAACTTGACAAGATGATGGCGTCTGGGCAACTACTTGCCAATGAAGTTCTACCCAAGTTTGCGGAGGAGGCAGAGCGTGCATTTGGTGGCAATACGGAAAAGATGGCAGGTAATATTCAGGCTAATTTAAACCGATTACAAAACGCTTGGGAGGGATATATGACAAGCCTCGGTGAGCGTTTTTATGGTAGCGGTGGCGGTGCTGAGGTGCTTGCTGATATGCTAAATTGGTGGACTAATATCAACCAAACACAAGAGCAATATATTCAAAATGAAAGAATGCGTTTGCTTGCTGACTACAAGCAACAAGACCAAGTAAAAGAGCAAATAGCAAACCTTGAAAAAGAAAAAAAGAGCGAGGAAGAAATAATTCAGGTATTAGAGGCGAAAATAAAAGAGCAGGAAAAGATTGCAAGAGGATATGAAATGATTGGTGGTTATCAATTTCTTACAGGGGTTGAACTTACCGCAGAAGAAAAGGTCGAAACGATAAAACTCATCAACGCAATGAAGCAAAAAGTGCAGTTGATGAAGGATGAGATTAAAGAGCGAAACAAGCCGAAGCCACTAACAAAAGAAGAAATAAAAGAGGCGGAAAAGGCACGAAAGGCAAGAGAAAAGGAACTTGCAGAAAAGAAGAAGTTAGAAGACCAAGAGTTTGAGGATAACCAGAAGCGGAGGGAAGGTGAATTTAAAGTTGACAGAGAAACTGAAGCGGCTTATGATAAATTTGAGATAGAAAGGCAAAAGGATAAGCAAAGTAAGGCTGAGGAATTAGCAAAGAAAGGGGCAAAGCAACTCGAAATTGACAAAGAGGCGGAAAGGGTCATAAATCAATATTTCTACAATGAGGACTTAGCACTGCTTGATGAAAAGCATAAGCAGGGTCTATCAAGCGAGGAAGAATATTTACAAGACCTACTCGCCCTCCGCAAAAAGTACGGGATGGATGTTGGCGATGTTGAAAAAAATATTACCACAAGCGATGTCGATAAAAAGAAAACTCAAAAAGCACAAATAGCCAAATTAGCAGGCGAGACAGCACAAGGGGTTACCGATACCGTGCTTGCATATAAGCAAAGGGAGATAGACGGGGAGAGAGATATGGTCGAGAAGCAAAGACAGGCAGGATTGATTAGTGAAGAGCAGTACGACCAACAGATGAGAGCGATTAAACGGAAGCAAGCCATCGCAGACCGAATCGCTGCGATTGCTCAGATTGCGATTAATACAGCAGTCGCTTTGACAAACCCAACCAACATAGCATCATTCGGGACAATATCGCCATTCATCATCGCCTCAGGTGCAATCCAAACCGGTATCGTACTTGCCCAGCCTCTTCCCTACAACAAAGGAACGAAACGAGTCCCAATGATGCGAGGGGCAGTTCGTGGTCGTGATTCGGTTCATGCAATCCTAACTCCTGACGAGCGTGTCGTTCCTGCTGACATTAACATGCAACCGGGTTATTCTGCTTTGCTTGACTTGGCTCAGGACAAAAAGATAAGCGATAAGGAGGCTGGATTCTTGGCAGAGTTGGCTACATCAGGAATGAGGCGAACCGGCACGCAACAATCAATCGACCCCGACATAATCGGGAAAGCCATCGCCAAACACATACCGCACACGAATGTTGCAATTAACGACCGAGGCATTGCGGTTATAACCGAGCGAAGCCAGACCGAGATACGCAGACTTAGAAGGAGGATAGGCTAATGTTACAGGTCAAGATTAACGGCACACCGATAACGGGCAGGATTGAGGGATTAGAAGATTTCACGCTGAATTACTCCCGTGATTCCGAAACGGGTCGGACGCAAAAGTCATACACTAATCAGTTGAAGTTCTATGACGATGCGTTTAACATAATTTACCCCTTGATGGTAGCCAATCCAAACGGGTTAAATCAATCTGCTAATGTCGAGGTATGGGACGACTGCTGTAATGCCCCCGTATATCGCGACCTTATCATTCGTGGCGATATGGTTGACTTTTGTACGGGAGATTGCTTCGTAACGGCACGATTGACCCGCCAAGACCCAGACGAGTTGATTTATCAATGTTTGAATAAAAATGAGATAAGTTCAAACAAGAATGGGTACTTCAATTATCCATATACCGACCCGATAACAGGTCAGACTAATTCAAATCCACGATTCCCCCTCGTTGTATATTGCAACGAATTACGCCCGAATTGGTTGATGGCGGTGCTGTTGAGCATATTGCTTTTGAACTTATGGATTAAAGCAACATTAGTCCCATTTTTAATACTATTTCTTATAAATGTATCAATATTACTTATAGGAATATGTGGAACACTTAAAGCCATTGAATGGTTTTTAAATTTGCTTTTACCCGGCAATCCGGTCAATATTACCCCTCCACTTTGTGACCAGATATTACAAGACCCATTCTTCTTAATCAAAGAGGTAAACGACTTTGTTGACCGA